GCCTCCCCTGCACAGGAAGGCTTTCGGCTTCTCGCCACTCCAATGGAGTCTGGCGGGGCGGAGTACCAGTCATCGGTGAGGCCAAGCACGATCTCACCAGTCTGGTTGTTGGCCGCAAAAGCCGAGCCCTGAGGATGGTACCGCACCATCAGGCGCTTGAAGCGGTAGTAGGTGTAAAGACGGGCGATCTTCGACAACCTGGGGAAATTCGACGTGTCCCCGGGATTCAGGGAGTACGTCTGGCTCACCACGCCAGTTGAGCCCACCACGAGGATCGTGGCCTGCTCGGAGAACTCCATCGGGACCTGCTTCAGCTGATCCTTGGAGACAGCCCCGGTCGTGGTTGGGTCCACCTGCACCCCAGAGTAGTTGACACCATTGGTGACACTGAGGTGGGATCCGCCTTTCGGCTTCTTGGACTTCTTCGACTTGGCGGGGTGCGCCTGTTGCTTGGGATGACTCTGCTTCATCGCGCTTCCTCTTCCCGTCCTTGAACCTTCCAAAGGTCGTATACGGGTGTGTCCTAGCGCTGAATGTGGGAGTAGTCAGTTTCTCGTCTTAGTTGTAGCAAAGACGCTTGAAATAAAATTTCGATGTAGTGGCCCCAAGCCACCACTACATAGGCGTGGCATAAGCCGCACGTCTTCGCGGCATTGCCCGAGAGCTCCATCACTCTCCGCGAGCCAGCTTCGCAGCTATAGCATCGCGTTTGGCGGTCCAGGCCTTAGTGCGTGCCTTGAATTCCGCCGAACCCTCGCCGGGGCGCTGCTTGGGCGCTACCCACTCCGAGGGGGGGACCGACCCACCTGGTTTTCTATCGGTGGCCGGCTTACCCTTCTTCGCTGCTTTCTTCTTGTTCTCAAGAACAGGAACCGCAGCGGCCGCCTCCTGAACCGCCGCAGAGGATGTGGCGAGATCAGTGGCCGGCAGAGTACCATCGAGCTCTTCCTTGTCTTTCTCAGGAACAACGATGAGCTCGTCCCCGACCACACAAGTGGTCTTCGATACAAGAGGTTCTGTGCGCAATGGGACACACAGGGGGGCATGGAGAAGCTCAGCCCCACTCGTCACGCCAGTCAGCCACGTAACGAACCTCAAATGGTCAAAATCCGGCAAGTCCTTCCTGAACACGTCCCACATCCAGTCACCGTACTCGTTCGGCCAGTTAACGTCCGACGCGAGTTCGCCACCCCAAGGCATGAGCTCTCCCTCCGAGCGCTCACCCAAGTAGTGGTGGGCCACCTTAACGATAGGCCCAATGACCGGGGACTCTCTGTCCATCCGGTAGTACCCCGACGCGCGCTCTGCAAACCGCTCCAGCGCTTGGGCCGAATGCGGCGCAAACCTGGAAGGCCCAACGAAGAGCTTGCCAAGGACGCGCTTTGGGGCCGCCATGGAGCTGAGCTCGCCATCCCAGATCTCAGGACTGAACTGCCGATTCAAAAACTCGACACCCAGGCATCCTCTGGCGACTACGACGACCTCATACTTCTGACCCATGGCCTTGCTGGCCCTAAGGACCATCTCCGGGCTGACGTCCACTGACAGACTGTCATCTCCACCATACACACCAAGCTTCTCCCAAGCCTCCTGGGGCGTCGGGTTTCGGCCTCCAAAGGCTGTCATGCGAATGGCACTATAGTCAATGAAAGCGGTGCAAATGGAGTTAAAATCCGAGGTCTCCAGCGAACCAGATCCCCTCGAATACCCGGAGTTGTAACGGTACCCGTGTTCCGTCGTTCCACCAAGGCCGATCTGCTCGTCCATAGATTCGTTGAGATCTCTATGGTGCTCGCGAGCAAACCACCTCAGCATGACCAAGCGCTCCAAAAGGCGCAGCGCAAACGACACGTGTCCGTCGAATCGGCTCCCGTCGGCAAGTACACAATGCGACGCCAACAGCAACACGGCCGCAACTCGCTCAGCGATTTCACGGGGTGTCTTGTTGAAGGCGTACCACGGCATCAACTTCATGACGTTGTCGTGGAAAGCATACATGTACGTGGAGTACCTCTGCTTCACCTTGGGCACAGCAGTTGAGATATTCCTCGGGTCACTAGGGGCCTGTTGAGTTTCCTTCTTCTTGAAAACAGACCACAAGGCAGTGTAACCCTCGCCGGTAACATCAGCTTGATCCAGAAGCGCTCTCTGAGACGGGCGAGGCTGACGCTCGCGCACTTCGTCCAGATCGCAAGGATGACCCTTCCCGACAAGGGTGTCGGGGATCAACAACTTGACGAACTCCTCCATGAACTTCACGTAGCGGGGCTCAATAGTCCGCGCATCGCTAGTAAATGCTTCCACCCGTCCTTTGATGCACCGCTCATCAGCGGAGAGCGAATCAGAGTACGTGAACACTTCGTCGACAAGTGGGCTCCCAAAGCCCGCCAAAGGAATCGGCGCCGTGTAGTCATGCTTGCCGAACCAAATTGGCGCGCACGACTGGGAAGGGGGGTAGACAACCGCCGGGAAAAGCGGGAGGCCATCTCGAACGAAACCGGCGATGAGGGCAGAATGACCTGCCTCCATGCGACTTACGGGTAAGCCGAGATCTCCCCCAGGAGTGAGATTCGATGCGACAGTGGACGGTGAAACTGGTGCCTTTCCGGCCATAGCCACCGCTGCAATCGCGTCGAAGTCCGTCACTGGTCGCGTGGCGGAATTGAACGTGCCGAGAATGGCCACGCTGCGCATAGTG